ATCCTGGGGTCTTACGATTGTTATAATGCAAAAAAACCTGTACGCATTCTTTGCCTTTGAATTTTTCTCTCCAATGTTCTAGCTCACAGCCAGAATAAACCAGCATATCTCCTGGTTTTAAATCTACTCTAACACCTTTTGTGTTATTTGATACATAGCCAACACCTGGTTTTTCTCCGCCTTTTGTAGGATCAGGTTCTAAATATATAGGCCAATCATCACCACCAAGATTCATAGTAGTAGATATTTCACAACTAAATCTATCTTTGTGTCTTTTAAGCTCATCACCTTTTTTATAAATTCTAGCATAAGTATAAGCTGGATATAATTTTAATCCGGTAACCTTTTCCATTTCTGGTTGACATTTTAACATTAAAGTTTCCATAGCCATATTAGCGTATTGAGAATAGGTGTTTGGTATTTGTTCATTCTTACTTTCATAATAACCAAGGATAGTTTCAAAAGGTGAAAAGTATCTACGTTTTATACAAGTATCATAAACTTGTTTTTGCATTAAAAAATAATTAGCAACAAAAGCTGCTAAATCTTTTGATATTGCTTGACGGATAACTGTATATTTATTTTTTTTAAATGACATCTTTAGCCATTCCTTTTGGCACCGCTTGTATATTCCAATGAATAAATCTAAACGGTTCTATGCCATGATCTACTGCATATTCATGTTCTAGATATCCTGGAAATATAATTAAAGTTCCTGGAGTAGGTCTAAAATGTATTAATTCATTACCACCCCATACACCTTTAATATCTGGTTTCATATGTAATTTAGTTGTTCTCGCACCAGTTCGGGGTTCATGAAATATTGGAAAAGAAGTCTTGTCACTACATTTTAAAAAATAAAATCCTGATACGTGTTGATTCCAATGTATGTGTGCTGAATGATGACCACCGCCTTTTTTAGCAAATTCTTGAACCCATAATTCACTAAACATAGTTTGATATTGTGACATATCATATCCTTGGTGATCTAAATACTCCCAAGATTTTTGACCAACGTAATTTCTAAAATCTAAAAAATCATTGTCAGCTGTGAGTGCTGTTGAGTGATGTGATAATCCAAAGTCGCCATATTTTTTTATATGTGCTTTGTTTCTGTTTCTTGCTTCTTTAATATATTTATTACTTGCTTTATTTAAAGATTTTACAAACTCTGGTTTTTGTTCTGACCAAATGGTCGTGTTAAAATAGTTATTTATATACATTATCTAAAAGGCTTCCCTAAATGCCATACCACAAGACTATATCTTGTGCCAGCGGTTACTGGTTTAACTCTATGCCATACAAACGAAGGGAATATAATAATAGAACCTTTTGGTAATATCTCTTTACATTGTATTCTATGCTTCGATTCGTCTCGCATATGTGGATCATAGTTTCTAAAATCAAATTCTAATTCACCACCTTTATATTCTGAACCATCGGTTAACTGACAAGTCATAGAGAGTTTTCTAATCTTACCGTGATCTTCAGTGTTTGGTTTATTATAAGGTTTATCCCAACCATCACAATGCCAATCATAGTATTGGTTTAATTTATATTTTGTAAACTGACAAGACTCACTTCTGTCCCACTCAAAGTTCCAACCAGCGGTTTTATTTGCTTCGTGGACATATGGATGTATTTCTTTATAAATCCAAGTATCATTCAACCAAACTAAATCAGAGTTTCTTTTTCTTTTTAAGTCTAATACTTCTTCTTTTTTTAATTTTCTATCCCCATAGCTGCCTGTTCTAGCCATAACTTCTTTTTGTAAATTAGCATACTTTATAACCTCATCACAAAACCTATGTGTTAATGCGCCTTTAAAAAACCAATAATAATTAGAGATATTCATAAGTTATTGTTTGTATAAAATTTAAACTATCTTTTTGATTATTGGTTATGTAATACATATTAGTTGATGGAAACATAATAAATGAATTATTTGTTAAAGGCATGTCCCAACTTCTTCCCGCTCTTCTGTTATCATCATAGTGTATTCGAACCTTACAATCTTTAACATTGACACCATAAAGAAATGTATAATCAGGAGAGTTTCTTAAATCAACTGGATCAATATTTAATAAAGGAATAGAGATTTCTTTGGGTTTATAAGCATTTCCCCACGTTTCTTTATTTATTAAAGTAAAGCCGTGTTCTAAATTTATATGGTCTCTCATATAAGTGTTTAACATATCCCAAGTTCGTGAAAATGGAAATTTTAAATCAGTAATTTGTGAGGTTAAAATATCTTTTTGAAGTTTGTCTCGGTCTATTTCAAAACCTTTAGGCATATCAATAGTGCCATAATGTAAATCTATTTCAGATAATACTTTCTTGTGCATACCACATACCTTTTTAATTTATGCTTTTACGTCTGTCAAGTCCCAAGACTGATTGGCTTCATTCCAAGCGTAGTCCCATTTATGAGTGTCTGCGTCATTTTGAGCTTGTTGTTCCGCTGTTAAAGCAGGAGCATCACCGATTGGTGAGTTCCACTTAGCTGTAGCTGTGTCTTTTACCCAAGATGGATAAGGTTTTTTAGTCCAAAAGATTTGATTATCTTCGTCCCACTCATAACCTATACCAGCATAATTTCCTCTAAATGCTTTTGAGTTATCACCAGATGAATGTGTATTTTGTGATGTGTTATATGAAGTTTGAATCCACATTTGTGCAGGCCAATTATTGTGTCTCTCTAAATATTGTTGACCTACTGATTCATCTTCAACACCATCAGCATTCAGCATATCTTTATTATCTAAAGTTAATACCGATATAATTTTTCCGTTAGCTCCTAATTTTGCGAAATGTGCCATAATGTTTCTCCTTATATATTAAAATTAATTGTTAAACAATACATAAATATTATTGAAATTTGTACCTTATAATTACTATACCAGAGCCACCTGCGCCACCACCGTTTGGTGGTCCTGCAGAACCGCCACCACCGCCACCAGTATTAACTGTTCCTGCACCTCCTCCAGTATATGGTGGTCCACCTCCACCTGCTCCACCTCCACCTGCTCCACCTGCTTGTGGACCAGGAAGGGGATAGCCTCCACCTGTTCCACCACCTGCAAAATATCTTACACTACTAACTGGTCCTGATTGTCCATAACTTGGCGCTGTAGGTCCAATAAGATTATCATTTATAAAAGATCCAGCACCACCTTGTGCTATATTACCTGGAGCTGGTTCTGGCCCTGACCCATCTCTGCCTCTAGTACCTGCTGCTCCTGCTCCACCGCCGCCACCACCAAAACTTGGATTAGTAGGGGAACCTCCACCGGGTTGACCTTGAGGAGGAGATACAGGAGGTGTATTTCCTGCTCCACCACAATGGTATCCTGGTCTACAACCACCTGCTCCACCACCTGATCCGCCAGCAACACCTGTAGCTGGAGTGGTACTACAAGATTTTCCACCGCCACCACCAGCAGCAGTTATAGTTGATGATCCTGTAAAAACTGAATTTGAACCAGTAGTCCCCGTGGTAGGAGGGGTTCCAGAAGCACCTGCACCACCTGCGCCTACGGTTACTGGATAACCTGTTGCTGTAACTGGTAAACCTGTAGGATTTGCTAAAGGAGACATAGTTGGAGCTGGTAAACAACCAACCGAATTAGTTAATCTAAAACCACCTGCTCCTCCACCTGATGCTCTATAAGGTCCCCCACCTCCACCACCACCTGCTACTACAAAATAATCTATTGTGTTTGTACCACAAGCATTACCTGCACTAGATACACAAAGTGTTCCTGGACTTGTAAAAATATGTGTTTTAAAATTTCCTTCAGTAATTGTAGTATTACCACCAGTTGCAGCAACATATAATGCATTAGTACCTGTTTCTGCAAAAGTTGATTGATGAATTGATCTCCACCCAACTGTTGAATCTATGTAAACTAAAGTCACACCTTCACCTTCAGTTGACAGAATAACAAATCCTCCTGCTGTTCCACCATTAATTTTTTCTGAACCATTTGGATCAACTGTTAAATTAGCTGTATCAAATGTATTATTATAATCTTGTACTGAAACTATTGCACCAGCACTTCCTGCTGGTAAATTAACTGTAAAAGCACCACCTGCTGTATTACAAAAATAACCCTCACCATTTACTGCTGTAAATGTAGTGGTTTTGGGAGTTGTTTGCCAATCAACAGTTCCTGTTCTTCCGAATCCTGTTTGAGTTGCACCGCTTCCTAAAGCAATAGTATCTCCACTATCTCCTAATGTAACAGTACCACAATTGGTTCTTGGACTAATTTTATTTACTTTAACTTCACTCATTA